AATGTCAAGAACGATGAACAACTTGTTAAGTTGGCAACAATCGTACAAAGAATTACAGCAGCTGAAAAACGAGTATCTGCTGATGAAGGTGAGTTCGGATTATCAGAGCAAGAAAAAGAACAATTACTGAACGCAATAGAATCAGATGTTCAAGAGTTACAAGTGAGAAAAGACTCAATCGAGTCAAGTATTAAAAAGGAAAATTAATGATAACAATTAAGAGGGATGGTGGTGGAGAATCATCTCCCACAAGTAATAAAGTGATGACCACCGATGATGTCAAACTTTTGATAAATCAAATTTTAGGTGAAACATTTCAATATGAAATAGAACCAGTTGAAGTCAAAAGTTTTAATCCTGATGGAAGTATTGAGGGTAGATATTGTGTTTCGGAACACGATAAACCCATATCAGAGCTTCAAACATTTTTGCCATTAAATCAAAATGTAATACAGTATCCGATAGTTGATGAAATAGTTCTTGGATTAGAGGTATTTGCAACAATAGGTCCTGACAATAAACCAGTAGGTAAAAGATATTATTTTTCAGACTTGAATCCTTCACCGAGAAGAATTAATTCACAACAATCTAATCTTAGTAATACGAGTAGTCCTAATAATTTAAGAAATTCAATTTTTATCGATGAGCAAAATGTAAGAACAGATGTAAACGAGGGCGATACAACTATACAAGGTAGATTCAATAACTCAATAACATTGAGTAGTAATCAGCCAACACTCAATTCACCAAAGACAAATATACAGAATGGTGACGGACAAGTTCTGATGACGCAGAATCAAAAGGTTGACTATTCAGAACCAACTAATACTTTGTCTACGGAAGTGGGAATAAATAAAGATTATGATAAACCACAAATTGTTTTTGACTCTGATAGAATTATGATAAATGCTAAGTCAGATGATATTGGTATTTTCGCAGAAGGCAATATATTTATTAAAGGAAAAAGTGTTGATATCAGAAATAATCAGCAAGTTAAAATAGTTACTAAACAAATGGTAACTGATTATACAGATGGAGTAAAAGAAGATTATAACAAGCCAGTAGATGGCGATACCCGATTACTACCAAAGGGAAGTATTGAATTGGCAGGGTTGATGAAACCAATGATAGATACATTTAAAGCAGACATACAAGCATTAGCATATTTGATACTACCACCTTCACTACCGAGTGGCGCACCAAACCCAAGTTTTATGAAAGGTATGAAAATAAAATTTGACAATATTAAAAATATGAAAGAAACAATAGATAAGTTTACTAATTTAGATTTTTTACCAAAACACGACTTTGAAACCGTATCGGTAAATGAATTTTTTAAAGAACTTGGATTAAACAATTTATCAATAGATTTTCCAACAGATGATTGGAATACATTTTTTGATGATGTAGAGGGAACAAGACAAAAAATACAAGACGCTCAAGATAATGCAGCAGCTACAAAAGCCGCTGTTGTAACTTTAAATTCCGTTTTGGGTGCAATTAAAGGTGATAGTTCTACGGAAGAAGTCACCACAGACAATGTGATAGAAGCACTTGATGCTTATGAAGCAGACTCAAATAATCCACCAGTGGACACAACAGATATACGGGCAGTTATTGCAGACGGAGCTTCTAATGAAAATTTAAAGGATTATTTTGAAAATGGTGGTTCACCACAACTTGATGACTTACTTGGTAATGCAGAAAATGCCGAACAAGAAGCTCAACAACTGAACCAAATATTAAAAATTATGGAAATAGCAAAACCAGCACAGGAGCAAAAATGAATAAAAATAAGTTAAAAAATATAATTGAATTAGTTGTCCGTAAAGAAGTTAAAAAACAACTAAGTGAGATATTTATTAATGAACAAACAGAAGAAGTCAAACTATCAGAAGTGATTTCTACACCAAAACAAAAAGCTAAAAAAAGAATAGTTAAAAAGAAACAATACTCAAAAAATCCAGCATTAAATGAAGTATTGAACAATACCAATCCATTAGGAAAAAGTCAACAAGACGAGTATCCATCATTGGGCGGTGGCGTTTTAGGTTCTGACAATATGGCAGAAGTATTGGGTTATGGAAATTTGGGTGGAGTTCAAAATAAAGAACGAGCAAGAGAAATGGCAGCAGTAGACACAATCAAGAAACAAGGTGTTTCGGTAGACTCAGTTCCAGAAGGCGTACAAGATGCGTTAACTCGTGATTATTCTGGATTGATGAAAGCAATTAATAAAAAGAAAGAAGGTCATAGACCATAAAAAATAAATGAGCGTAATAGAAATAAATAATAATGAAGATAAGTTTGTTGGAATAGGATTTCCACTCGGCTTTAATGTTGAGGGAAGATTGTTCAATCAAACAAAAACCGTATTAGACCAAGCAAAATCTAATCTAAGGAATTTACTACTTACCACGCCAGGCGAACGAGTAGGACAACCAGACTTTGGTTGTAATCTTATAGATGTTTTGTTTGACCAGAATATAGTAGAGATATCAAATAGGGTTGATGAAATCATAAGAGAAGCAGTAAGTCAGCAACTACCTTACATTTTAATAAATGATATATTTGTAAGTAGTGCAGTTGATGATTCAAATCAGTTGAATATTCAATTGGAATTTTCAGTAACATTAGACCCCGATACATTTGATTCATTATTAATACAATTTAATACCGCAGGAGAAGTATAATGGCAAGAGAAATAGATTACGGAACAAGTAAGAAAGTAATGAAAAAGGAAGTAAGTTATCTCGGTAGAGACTTTTCCGACATTAGAAACAATCTAATTGAATTTGCTAAAACATACTTCCCAAATCAATACAACGATTTTAATGAAGCATCACCAGGAATGATGTTCATTGAAATGGCAGCGTATGTTGGGGATGTACTGAATTACTATGTTGATAATCAATTCAGAGAAACAATGTTACAACACGCAGAAGAAAGAAAAAATATATTAGCAATCGCTCAATCATATGGATACAAACCAAGTTTAGCAACACCTGCCACAGTAGAGCTGACGATTGAAGTTGATGTTCCTGCAAAAACAATTGGTAGTGGAGCTTCAGCTACATATCAACCCGACTTAACTTATGCCGGTGTTATTGAAGCAAATAGTAGTGTGTTGGCAGGAAACGGAACAGAGTTTAATTTATTAGATGTAGTAAACTTTAAAGTATCAAGTTCGTTGGACCCAATGGAAATTGAAACACTACAACCAACATCAGGTAATATACCTACAAATTTTAGACTAAGAAAGAACGTATTAGCTAAGTCAGGTAAAAGAGCAGTTGAAACATTTACATTTACATCAGCCAAGAAATTTGACAAGATAGTTTTAAAGAATGCAAAACCAACTGAAATCATTTCAGTAACAGATAGTGATAGTAATAAATTCTACGAAGTTCCGTTCTTAGCACAAGATACTGTGTTTGATAGTGTTGAAAATACTTCACTAAATGACCCAAGCTTATCAACATACCAAAATGATACACCATACTTGTTAAAGTTAATTAAGACGGCAAGAAGATTTACAACTCACATTCGTGAAGACGATAAAATGGAATTAAAATTTGGTTCAGGTGTTAGTGAAAATGCAGATGAAGATTTAATACCAAATCCAGATAATGTTGGTTCATCATTAGGTTTTGGTGTTTCAAGATTAGATGAGGCATTTGACCCAAGTAATTTTTTGAAAACACAAACATTTGGATTAGCACCAAACAATACAACACTTACGGTTGAATATGCTTATGGTGGAACAATAGACCATAATGTAGCATCAAATGATATTACAAGATTTAATAGATTAACCTATACATTAAACAAAGCAAATTTAAACCAAGCCAACGCAACAACATCAGAACAAAGTTTGAGAGTATTTAATGACTTACCATCTTCTGGTGGTTCAAGTGGCGAAACTCTTATTGAAATAAAACAAAACGCATCTGCTTATTTCAATGCACAAAACCGAGCAGTAACAAGACAAGACTATATTACAAGATGCTATAATCTACCACAGAAATTCGGTAATATAGCAAAAGCATTTATTGTTCAAGATGAACAATTAGAAGTAGGACAATTGGAAGTTATCGATGGTAAAATAAGGCAAGTCAAAAATGATAATGTAATACCGAATCCATTAGCACTAAACTTATATTGTTTAGGATATGATACTAATAGAAAACTCGTAGCACTAAATACAGCAGTCAAAAGAAATTTAAAAACATATTTATCACAATACAGAATTTTAACAGACGCAATCAATATTAAAGACGGATATGTTATTAATGTTGGTGTAAGATTTGCAATCACTACTAAACGAGGAATGAATGCAAATGTTATATTGAGAAAAGCAATTGCACAAGTTAGAGAATTCTTTAGAATTGAAAAGTGGCAAATCAACCAACCAATTATACTGAGTGATTTAGCATATCAGATTTCATTAGTGGACGGAGTGGTATCAGTAGTTCCACCAAAAGATAATAATCCAAATAATGATTTGATAATGATTGAAAACAAACATTTAGTTTCAGGTGGATATAGTGGAAATGTTTATGATTTACAAGCAGCTACAAAAGACGGAGTTATATATCCTTCAATGGACCCAGCGATATTTGAAATTAAATTACCCAATACAGACATTGAGGGTAGAGTAGTAGGAGATATGTAATGCATTATTTTGAATTTGGAAGAAGAGACGCAACAATTTATTCAGGTGGAACAACAGCTTCCATAAATACTGGATTTGACGAAATATTAGAAATTAATAAAGTTGTTAATGATAATGGAACAATTGGAAATGTTTCAAGAGTATTGATTGACTTTGATTACGCATATATTTCTGAGTCAATACAAAATGGTAGAATACCTTCTACTGCAAAATTTTATTTAAATTTATTTGACGCAACTTCAGAAGAAGTTGAAGCATCACAATCACTACACGTTTATATGGTTAGTGGTAGTTGGAAACAAGGAACA